CTTCTGCTGCACCTGCTGTTATAGATTGCCCGCAATAAGAGTATTTAGATAAATAAGATATACTTCTAGTAGAAATAAAATTTAGACCAGAAGTAGCTTGACCAAAACTATAAACGCTATTTCCGGCAGTTTCCACAAATGCTCCCGGATTATTCTTTGACGATATAGCTCCAATATTAGCAAATATTTCTCTATCGGTTACTACCGTATAATCCTTGTAAACAGGCATCCCTGTCACCTTACCGAAGTCATTGATACCGTCAAGGCATAGACCACCTGCGTGGGAAGGGATTTGTGTGATGGTTATATTGCATGGTTCATTTACAATTCCCGGAATACCTCCAAATCTTAATGTTAAATCCGTAGCTCCATCAGGTAAAATATATG